GCAACCGCACAGCCGAAAGCACCGGAGAAAGTAGACGCTGTAAAGGCGTTTGCAAACGCCGCTCGTCACGGCTTCAAAAATGCCGCTGCACTTGGCGAGTCCATCAACACCGAGCTGGGCGGCGCGTATGTTGTACCGCAGGACATCCAGACACAGATCAACAAGAAAAGAGAAGCAACCTTCTCCCTCGCTTCTCTGGTAGCCACTGAAAAGGTATCCACGAACAGCGGATCCAGAACCTTTAAGAAACGATCCCAGTACACCGGCTTCACGAAAGTAGGCGAGGGCGGAAAGATCGGTGCAGTTGACGGCCCGAAATTCGAGAAGGTCGACTATTCGATCGAGAAATACGCTGGCTACCTCCCGGTAACGAACGAGTTGCTCGCTGACAGCGACCAGAATATCACCGCAGTGCTGACTGACTGGCTGGCAAATGATGATCTTGCAACCAGAAATAAACTGATCTACGACGCGATCAATGCTCTCGATGCGGTGCAGTTCTCTACTCTTGATGACATCAAGCGCGCAATTAACGTCACCCTCGGCTCCAAATTCGCAGGATCTGTAAAGATCGTCACCAACGATGACGGACTCCAGTTGATTGACATGCTGAAGGACAAAAACGGCAACTATATCCTCAAGCCGAACGCTGACCAGACAAGCCCGATGAAAAATGTGCTCGCAGTCGGCACTTCCAGCATCCCGGTTGTAGTCGTTCCGAACGAGGTAATTGCTTCTAAAGGCGGCGCAACGGGCCAGAATATCCCGTTCATCATCGGATCTCTTACTGACGCGGTAAGACTTTTTGACCGCCAGCAGATCACTCTGAAGGTATCCGATGAAGCCGCTACATCTGACTTCAACGCCTTCGAGGAAGACCTGACACTGATCCGTGCGATCGATCGTCTCGATGTAAAAGTTGTAGACAGAGACGCAGTTATTAACGGCTATGCTAAAGATCTCACTGTGGGGGAATAACAGCCGCTGAGGCTGACACGGACTCTGACGGTAAGCTGTCCGAGGCCGAGCTAAACGCCTTGACCATCGCCCAGATCAAGGCCGTCGCAGCGGAAAAGGGCTACACAATCACCAAGGCCAAGAAGGCTGACATCATCGCGGAATTTATCGCACAGGAGGGCTGATATGGCAATGCTTGAAAAGGTAATGTACCGATGCGGCTTTCCTGAGTCCGTCATCGAGGCAGGCGCTTCACAGATGACAGAGCAGGTCAGCGACTTGATCGAGGACGCACTGGAAGAGATGAGAGGCTCAGGAGTTCCTGAGTCTCTTCTTTCATCTGAGGATCCGCGGGTGATCACCACCGTGACCATGTATGTGCAGGCATACCGGGACACGGACAGAACTGACACTGATAAATACCTGGACATGTTCCGCCGGAAGACCTTCCGCCTTACCTTAGACGGAGGATCCGGTGACAACGAGATCGATAAGGAGGACGCGGATGAGGAATGACTCCATATCGCTTCCCTCCGGCTACAACGAGAGCCGGGACAGCGACGGATACCCCACCCGTGAGCGCAAGTGGATGACCGGCATACCCTGCACCGTCTACGATGCCACCAGAGCCGATCAGACACTGGCCGCGCAGGAGGGCTACGCCGCCGACATCACGATCCGGATCGATCACAGGATCTATACAGGGCAGGGCTATCTCCAGCTGGAGTCCACCGGGGAGATGTACGACGTCAAGCGCTCGCACAGATCCGGGACAAGCAACGACATAGAGCTGACCGGGCAGATCCGGAAGGGAGACCGTGGCTGATGGCTATCTTTTACGCTGACGGAGTAGATGACCTTGTAAAGGATCTCGGCAAGCTGGAGTTTGAAAAGATCGCGCCCAAGGCCTTGAAAAAGGCAGAGCCGATCATGACCAACAAGCTGAAGGCATCTACCGCATCGCATCGCCAGACCGGCGATATGGTCGGCTCGATCAAGGCCAGAGAGGTGAAAAAGAAGGGTGACATGATATACATCTTCATCGGCCCGTCCGGTAAAGGATCCAACGGCACGAGGAACATGGAAAAAATGGCCTACCTGGAATATGGCAGGACCAGACAGGCGGCAACGCCTGTAGTAGTCCCGGCTATCACAAGCGCTGAGTCCTCAGTGCTTCAAGCCTTCCAGCAGGCCTTTGACGAAGCCGTCAAGGAGGTACAGGCATGACAACCTTTGAAAAGATCCTGGCCGCCGCTGAGACGGTAGGAATCCCGGCATATCCGGGAGTGTACAACGGTGATGCAAAGATCTGGATCACCTACAATCTTGATACCGAGACGGGGGACGCTTTCGGGGATGATGGGCCGACGGTGCTGAGACGCACTGTACAGGCCCATTTATATTGCCCGGAAACCTACAACCCGGCGGAGCTTATAAAGCTCTTCCGGACAGCGCTCTACCGGCAGGACGTGACCTATCCGTCACTGTCCGATCTGGGTATCGAATCTGACTCAAGATACCGCCACTTAGTCTTCGAATTTGAGGATTTAAGTGACATCTAAACACAATTTAAGGAGGAAACCAAATGGCATATATTGGACTTCGTAAGCCGTGGGTAGGCGAGAGAAAAGCTGAAGGAAGCTACGCAGCCCCGGTTCCGTATGGCAAGGCAGTTTCATTTTCGGATACACCATCTGTATCTGAGGCGTCCCTGTATGGTGACGATGGACTGGCTGAGTCTGAAAAAGCAACCACTTCCAGCGCTCTTTCGCTGGGCACAACTGACTACCCGGACGCGGTAAAAACTCTGATGTTCGGACATACCGCAGAGGGAACTGAATACGCATACGGCATCGATGATGAGTCCCCGTATGTAGGCTTTGCAATCATCGGTGTAAAGAAGGTCGACGGCGTTCGTACCTTTGAAGCGAAATTCTACCCGAAGACACAGTGGAAAGAGCCGACGATCTCTTATGCGACCCGTGGCGATTCTACATCCTTTACCACGCCGTCCACTGAGGGCACAGCCCTTCCGGATGAGTCTGGTAAATATAAATATGAGGAGAACTTCGAGAACGAGGCTGACGCTATTAAGTGGGTCAATGGTAAGTTCGGAGTTACAGCTTAATCAGAACCTATGAAGGGCGGGGCCGTCGCGCCTCGCCCCTTTTTTATTGGAGGAAAGCACATGCAGACAGTAATGGGGAAGACCGAGACAAACAACTTTTTACTAGATGACAACGAATACCCGATCATTTGCGACCTGATCGTACTGGAGAAAATCCAGCAGAAGACGGGAGACATCATCAAGGCGGAAGACCTGCTCCGGGGCTTTGTGCCCAGGGTAGACAGTGACGGTGTGATCGACAGGACCGTCGGCACATGGACGATCCCTGACATCGACCTTGTGACCTTTACCCTTGCGGCCATGATCGAAGAAGGCCGAGAGGTGACAGGCGGTGACGGATCCATCCCGACAACTGACGATCTGAAGCGGCAGAGTGAGTATGGCATCACCGAGCTGGCAAAGATTGTCTGGGAGCCTTTCGAGAACTGTATTGCCGGTCCGGTTAAAAAAAAATCAGCGACGAGGAAGACGGCTACCAAGATGACAAGCCGACGCTGATCGACTTTGACTGGCTGCTCTATGTTCTCCTTCAGTGCAATCTGAGCCGGGGAGAGGCGGGGCAGCTGCCCTACTGGCTGGCGATGCGGCTGATCCATCAGTGGAAGGCAGACAGGAACATGCAGGTAAAGCAAATGGTATGGAATTTAGAGTAATAGGAGGATGAAATGGCCAATCGAACCATAGGCGCTACCCTTGCACTTGACGGCGAGGCCAAATTTAAGAGCGCCATAACATCCGCCACGACAGCGCTTAAAGCCATGAAGTCGGAGATGAACCTCACAAAAGAGCAGTTCTCCGGCTCGGCAAATACGATCGAAGCGCTGACGGCTAAACATAAAGCGCTCGAAAAAGTACTGGAAGCGAGCCAGAAGAAGCAGGAAGCCACGGCATCCGCTCTGGCACACAGCCGGCAGGACTACGAGCGCATCACGACAGAGCTTGCCAAGTATGAGCAGGAGCTTGGCGAGGCATCCGCTGCCCTTGACGCGCTGAAGAAGTCCGGCACAGCGTCGGACGCAGAGATCGCAGAGCAGGAGAAGAAGGTCGCTGAGCTGTCCGCTGCCGTGGAGCAGGGAACGGAGAGTTACCAGAAGGCCGGTGACCGGGTAGCCACCTGGGAGACCAAGATGAACAGCGCCCAGACCGAGACCATAAAGATGGGCAATGCTCTGAAAGAGAACGATCGTTATCTGGAGGAGGCCAAGAACTCGACTGACGGCGTGGCTACCTCGATCGACGAGTATGGCAAGAAGTCAAAGAGTGCCACAGCTGACGCGTCCAAGTTTGGCGAGACAGTCTCCAAAGGCATGGACGAGGCCAGCGGAAGCATCAAGACCTTCGGATCCAGCGTCGGCCAGTTTTTTACGGTCGATAAGCTGTCCGAGTATGCCGACAAGATCAGCGATGCGGTAAAGTCGATCGGGGATGCCGCCTACAGCTCCGCTCTGGAGCTGGACGAAGGCTATGACACGATCATCAGCAAGACCGGCGCGACCGGCACGGCAATGGCAACCTTCAAGGAGCAGGCAAACGACATCTTCGGATCGATGCCCGTCACGATGGAGGACGTCGGCACAGCTCTGGGCGAGGTAAATACAAGATTTAAGGTCAACGGCGATCAGCTGAGCGACCTTACCAAGATGTATCTGGAATTTGCTCAGATCAACGACACGGACGTTAATAGCGCGATTGATTCGACGCAGAAGGCTCTCGCGGCCTTTGGCGCGACGGCAGAGGATGCACCGGGACTGCTCGATGCAATGACCGCTGCCGGACAGAATACCGGCATTTCGATGGATAAGCTGTCCGATCAGCTTGTATCGAACGCGGCCACCTTGCAGGAGATGGGCCTCGGCATGAGCCAGTCGGTCGAGTTCTTAGGACAGCTTGAGCTGTCTGGCGCGAACTCTTCGGACGTACTCCGCGGCTTAAAGACTGCCATGAAGAACGCCACCGATCAGGGCATCCCGCTCAGCACGGCGCTCCAGAGCATGCAGTCCGCGATCAGTGACAGCACGGACGGCGTAGACGGCTTAAAGACGGCATACGAGACCTTCGGCAGTAAAGCGGCACCAGCCGTATATAACGCCGTGAAAAACGGCTCTCTGTCCTTTGATACGCTCGCACAGAGCGCGGCAAGCTACGCGGGTACAGTTAGCAAGACCTTTGATGAGACACAGGACAGCTGGGATACATGGACCACCACGATGAACCGGGTGAAGACGGCGGGATCGGATCTCGCACGGAACGCGCTCAGCACTCTTGAGCCTGCCATGTCGAAGGTGGGTGATGTGATCGAGGATCTGACCGATGCCTTTGACGGCATGAGTGACGGCCAGAAGAAGGCGGTCGGCCTGCTGACAGCCGGGGCAGTTGTCCTTGGCACGGTAGGCCCGAAAGCGGCGGCCTTTGCTCAGACCATCAGCGCGATCAGCGCGGCAAGAGCCATGTCAGCCGCAGCGGCAGCAGCGCACACGACAGCAACCGAAGCAGAGGCAGCGGCCACAGGAGAGGCAGCAGCGGCACAGAGCGTTCTTAACGCCGTAATGGACGCGAACCCCGTGCTTTTGCTTGTCACGGGTATCGCAACCCTTGCCGCCGGCACACTGGCACTGTCTGAGGCACTGTCCGTCACCGGTGACAGCATGGGCACGCTCAATGATGACATGAAGGCGCAGATCGAATCGGCACATGCCGCCACGGATGCGCTCCAGGCAGACGGCGATGCAATCCGGGACAGCTTCTCGGCCGCTGACCAGTCGATCAGTGACGCGGCATCTTCCGCAGACCTTGCGGCGAGCCTTGCCGATGAGCTGGCCACACTCAACAGCACGAGCGATCGGACAGTCGAGCAACAGCAGAGAATGGCGGCGATCGTGGCTGAACTCAACTCGATCTATCCGTCTCTTAACCTCGCGATCGATGACCAGACAGGCAACTTAAACGCGACCAACGCGGAGATGATGACCTACATCGACAATCTGGGCAATATGGCGAAAGCACAGGCTTACTATGACGCCTTTAAGGACGTCGTGGAAGAGCTGGCAGACGCCCAGAGAGACGCGATAGAAGCGCAGTATGAGCAGAAGAAGGCGCAGGACGCAGCGGCAGAATCCACACAGGACTATGCGGATGCACAGGAGGCCTATGCAGCGGCACAGCAGAAGGCTGACGAAGCGCAGAGCAAGTACCTAGACCTCGCCTCTGATGCAAGCGCGAGCGACGCGAAAAGGGCGGCGGCTCTGGACGATTACAACGAGGCGCAGGCAGCGGCCACGGAAGCCCAGGAAGAGATGAACGCGCTCATGTATGAATCCGCTGACGCCCAGAAGGCAGCAACCGAGGCGGCTGATGACTACAACGAAGCGTCCGAAAGCACGGGAGCGGCCATCGAGGACGCCCAGGAAAAGAGCGCCTACTACCAGGATCAGCTAGAGAGCATGGGCTACACCCTGTCCGACTTTGCGGACGGGCAGCTGGCAGCAGGAGATGCAGCAGAGCAGGGAGCTGACAAGATCACGGGCGCGGCGGAGTCCGTGGGAGAATCCGCAGACGAGCTTGAGAAAAAGTATAACGAACTGAAAAAATCCGCAGAAGACTCGCTCAGTTCACAGGTTAAAGCGTTTGATGAGCTGGACGGATCCGCGGCAAGCATTGACGACGTTAAGAGCGCTCTGGAAAGCCAGATCACCGTACTGAACGCCTACAGCGACAACATGAACACCTTGCAGGCATCCACGGCCGATATGGATGCAGGCACGGCAGCAGCGATGCAGTCCTTCATCCAGAACGTGGCAGACATGGGCACGGACGGCGCTCAATATGCTCAGATGATGGTCGATGCACTGGCAGCCGGTGACGGATCCGCGGAAGCCCTTCTGGCAGACTTCGGCGGAGCGCAGGAAGCGAAGGCCAACTGGGCGGAGAACCTGGCCGGCATGACCTCAGATGTGCAGGGTGCGAAGACAGACATGGAAGCCGCTCTTGCCGATAACTCCGGCGTAGCAGACGCCATGCAGGGCTTGGGCGAAGGCGCAGACAGCAAGCTGAAAGCACAGACGAGCCAGTGGGGCAAGACGGCAGGCGTCGGCATTAAGAACGTGACCGATAAGATGACAGCCGGAAAAGGCGCGGCAGACACAGCCGCCTATGTCATGGGTAACGCCTTCAACACAGGCTTGAGTAATACGGCATCCGGCGCCGGATCCGCGGCACAAAGCATTGTAAACGCGGCAAAAGCGCCACTGAAGAACACCACAGACGCCTTCACATGGGGCTCTGACTTTACCAGCCAGTATGCAAGCGGCCTCCGGTCACAGATCGGATCCGTATCGTCGGCGGCGGAGGCTATTGCATCAGCAGTAGCAGGCCCGACGCATCACTCCACCCCGGACTATGGTCCGCTGGCCGGTGATGACAAGTGGGGCTCTGAGTTCGGCATGAACTTCGTGAACGGCTTATTGGGAACAGTTGGCGCGGCGAAAATCGCATCGAATCGCTTTGCAGAGGCAGTGGCCTTCGACACGGATGACTTCGACATGGGCAGTGTAGATGTATCTACATCGTCCCACAGCTCAGACCTGCTGGCAGAGTACCTGCCGAGGATCCTGAGCGCGGCAGAGAGCGGCGGCCTTGATGCCAATGCGATCTACACCGCCGTAAGGACGGGCGCAAGCGATGCCACACCGCGGACTTATTTGAACGGCAGAGAGGTGAGCCGAACGCTCAAGAATATGGGGGTAGCGTTTAATGGATAAATTCCCATCAATCAAATACACGGCCTCGTCCGGGAGGGTCTATGACTTCCGGGCGAAAGGCTCGACAAAGATAAGGGCGGCGGGCTTCCATTCTTACGAGTGGGACCCGGACACCGATGACCTTGTGCAGGGCGTAAAGGTAAACGCCTTCAAGCGGAAGTCAGCGGAATACGAGATGGAGCTGTTACTGATCGGCGCAAGAGCTGATAACCGCTCCCTACGGGACGCGATGCACGATGACTTCGAGCGCGATGTTGAGACGATGCACCCCGGCAAGCTGACATGGGGAGACTACAATCTGGACTGCTATGTCATCGAGTCAGAGACAGAGCCGGACGATGTACCGGGGCGAGTGCTGAACAAGATCAAATTCTACGCGCCCTATCCCTACTGGTACAGCGAGCAGACGTACAGTTACGCTCCCTACGAGCAGGTCACGGACGGCAAGACTTATGATTACACTTATGAGTACACCTATGGCAGGAAAAACACCACGGACATCATCGTCGGCCACTATAAGCCGGTCAACTATAAGGCCGTTGTCTATGGCCCGGCAGGCTCCGTGCATATCGCGGTAGGCGATAAGGTCATCGCCGTAAACGCTGCCATTGATGACGGCGGGTACATGGTGATCGACAGCCGACCGGGAGCGAATCCCGACCGCAGATGTTACACGGTGAGCGCGTCCGGCGTGATCACAAACGTCTTTGACATGAGGGATCCGGCACACGAGCTATTCAGCCAGATCCAGCCCGGACAGCACACGCTCAACATCACGGGCAGTTACGCCGTGGACTTGACCATCTTCAAGGAAAGGAGTGAGCCTACATGGACGATCTGATCCTTTTAACCGATGACCTGCACGAGATCGGCCCGATCCGTTCCGACATCGACATCGAGATCGGCAGGAGCAGCGATGACACGAACGACTTCGAGATCAGCATGCCGATCACCACAGCCGGAGCGCTGTACATCCCTGGCACAGAGCTGGGCGGACTGATCGAAAAGACGGAGATTAAGACCGGCTCACAGACAGCCACGTATAGCGGCTGGACATGGCGCGGACTACTCACACAGGACATCATCTCACCGCCATCGGGCAGTGACTATCGCATCGTATCAGGCGATGCAAATGCCATCATCAAGGACATCTTATCTGACCGCTTCGGCGGCCTTTTCTATGTCCCGGACGAGGCATCGGGGCTGACCATCAGCAGCTATCAGTTCGTGCTGTACACAACTGTCCTCGATGGACTGACAGCCATGGTAGAGGACGGCGGCTATCGTCTGGCCATCAGCGCGGACAAGGTAGCATCCGGGGAGCCGATCCGGGTAAGCATCCGGGCAGTAAAGGCCGAGCAGGTATCCGGCACGGTCAACGCCGACAGTCCCGTACAGCTGACCGTCACGGAGGACGGCATGGGCATCAATCACTTGGCATGCCTGGGTAAAGGTGACTTGAAGAACCGGACGCGCGTGGATCTGTACATTGACGGATCCGGGAAGGTGAGCCAGACGAAGCACTACACGGGCAGGGCCGAGCGCACCGCTTACTATGACGCAAACAATGACGAGTTGGCCGACTTAATCAAGAACGGCACCGAGAAGTTACTTGAGCAGGCCAGCTCCAGAAAAATGGAAATCAAGGTCCCGGACGATCTCTCGCTTGAGGTCGGGGACATCGTGAACGGATCCTATCAGGGTATCGGCCTGACAGCCCCGATCACGGGCAAGATCGTCAAGATCACCGGCGGATATATCTCCACCGAATACAAGATCAAGGAGGGCAAGTAAATGAACGCTAAACTTATCAACGGCGCGGGAGTGACCGTCTCCGCCCAGCAGGACGCGGACTTCTTCGCATCCGTGACCGGAGACTCCGGCACAAGCTGGGGCACGATCCTCAGCATCGGCCAGAAGATGAAGGCAGAGGCCACATCAGAGAACTCCGTGAGGATCTATGACGGCGTAGCCATCAAGGACGGCCGCCGCATCCAGATCCCGGCAGACAGCTATGATGACTTCACGATCCCGACCGCATCACAGGGGCAGACAGCCGCCTATGCCATCGGCTACACGGTGACAGCAGGAGCGGAAGAGACGCTGAGCCAGCTGGTCGTAAATGCCAAAAACGGCATCCCGGCGGCTGCATCGCTCCGGTCAGGAGCATCATCCATGCCGGTCATCCTTGCCCTGGTCACGGTCGAGGGCGTCAACATCACAGGCGTAGAGCAGAGGATCTATGCCAAGAGCCTGTCCGAGATTCAGGCAGAGACAGAGACAGTAGGAGCAAAGGTGGACAAGATCCACACGATCTACACGAGGACACTGACCACCACCGTCGGCGGAGCCATTGTAGCGACCAGGACGGGCAATGTGGTCACGCTGCATACGTCCTTCCCCTATGCCTTCCCGATCAAGGATCACAACTACACCCTCAGTACAATCCCGGTCGGATACCGGCCGACGCGTAACTCCTTCTTTGCGGCTACACCGACCAGCCGGAGCGGGGACAACATGCTGGCCAGTGACAGTGCGCTGATGGCAGTCATCGACGCAAACAGATCGGACAGATCGTGGAACTTCAACGTGGCATCCTCGACAACGAGCTACCGCGAATATGCTGCGACGCTGACTTACATCACGGCCGATGACTATCCGGCATAAGGGAGGGCACAGATTGACACCAGAAGTATCAACCATGGTCACGGCCTTCATCACCGGAGGCCTTAGTCTGATCGGCGTGATCATCACATCGATCGTATCAAATTCGAACATCCGGCACCAGCTTGACAAGCATCAGGCCGTGCAGGATGAGAGAATCAAGAACTTAACGGAAGCGGTAGAACGGCACAACTCCTTCGCACAGGTCATCCCGAAGCTGGAGCAGAAGCTGGATGATCTGACGAGCAGAGTAGACAGACTGGAGGAAGAGAAATGATTAACTGGCGCGTAAGAATCAAGAACAGAAACTTTTGGATTGCTTTTATCCCGGCAGTGCTCCTGCTGATCCAGGTCGTGCTCCGGATCTTTGACATCGAGATCGACATGACAGACATCCAGGGAAAGCTCCTGGATGTGGTCAACGCCGCCTTCGCCGTGCTGGCGATCCTCGGTGTAGTCACCGATCCGACCACAGCAGGCATCGGGGACAGCGCAAGAGCTCTGACCTACACAGAGCCGAAAGAGTGACGCTATGATTGAAAAAATTATCTCTAACGGATATGGGGCACTTAGTGCCTCGTATTTAGTTATCCATGAAACAGCCAATCCGGGAGCAACAGCGGCCAACCATGTGAAGCTGTGGAGCAACCCGGACTACTACTACCAGGTGCACTACGTGGCGGACTGGACATCGATCTACCACTGCGTCCCGGACAACCGCTTATGCTACCACGTAGGCAACGGCAATCAGTATTGCGTCGGCATCGAGTTATGCCATGCCACCAGCCAGAGCGACTTCGATAAAGTGTATCAGACGGGCGTAACCTTCGCCGCTGACTACCTCAAGGCCAAGGGCTGGGGCATCGACAGGCTCCTGAGCCATAAGGAAGCGGCTGAACGCTGGGGAGGATCCGATCATACCGACCCGATCAGTTACTTCGCCGCCTATGGCAAGAGCTGGGACGGCTTCAAACAGGATGTACAGAAGGCCATGGCCGGACGGATCGAGGTCAGCGCATACGTCTATGATTACGCCTACTACGCCCAGTACAGCGACCTCAGAAAAGCCTTTGGCGCAAAGCAGGCCAGCTATGCACAGCACTTCCTCACCTATGGCAAGCACGAGGGCAGGCAGGCATCCGTGCTCTTCAATCCGGCGCTGTATAAGGCGGCCTATATCGATCTTCAGAGAGCCTTCGGCAAGGAGTGGGCGGACTACTACCAGCATTACATCAGTAACGGCGTAAAAGAGGGCAGGAAGGCATCCTACGTGTTCGACCCTATTTTTTATAGGAAGAAGTACGCAGATCTTCAGAAGGCTTTCGGCACGGACTGGAAGAAATACGCCGATCACTTCCTTAGCTGCGGCATGAAGGAAGGCCGGCAGGGTTCCGCTGAGTTCGACCCGAAGAAGTACAAGGCCAAGTATAAGGATCTGGCAAAGGCTTTCGGGAACACCTGGCCTGCATACTACCGGCACTACGAATTCTACGGCAGGAAAGAGGGACGCTCGATTGACTGATGAAGAGATCGAGGAAGAGATCCGATACCTGGACAGGATCAGCGCGGACTACTGCATCAATCCAAAGAACCAGACGGATACATGCTGTGACTGCTACCTGTGCCGGGTAGCGGAGTTCGAAAAGATCAGAGGAATACTAAGGCGCGGCGGACACGTAAGAGTGGTCTACGCGCCCATAGAAGGAGGATGA